AACCCTTTCGGGTTGAGGGTCTTAGCGTCTGATCTTATGCGTGAGCGTGACGCTCAAAACGAGCCGCTGACTCTTCAATGAGTTCCTCGCGCATCACTTCAATTGCGGATGTAATCTTTGCTAAGTCGTCGGCGTTCTTGTACTTGTCGCGAATTTGATTTACGATACCTTCTGCGCTGTGCATATTCTCAATTGTCCTGCAAGCTTTCTGAAATTCGGGATCAGAGGGAAGGTTGAGTGCAAACGTCAAACTCTCTTGGATTGCGCGAAGGGCGCGTTCGTTGAAGTCCATTGTATTTTGGCTTTTTTTGAAACTGTCGTTTTCGTAGTCGTCGTAGTAGTTCGGCATACTTTTATTATAGCACACGCATTTGCTAAAAGAACAAAAAGAATAAAAGATTACGCATTTTGTGCGTAATAGACATAATGGCCCTTGGCCAGGGCTAGGCCTGGGCGGGCACAAAAAACCCCGCCGAAGCGGGGTTTTTATACTTGACTTGTGATTAGCAATCGCCGCAGCAATCGCCAATGTCCGTCAGCGACTCCCAGTAACCATCAAGATGGCGATCTTCTGCGCCATGATCCATGGCGTCAGATTCCCACGCAAGATCCTCATCTTCAAGATCTTGCTCCATGCGCTCGATGACGACATCTTCTGATGCCTGTATGTGGTGCGCTTCCTGCGCGTGCGTGAGTGCGATGTTCGCAACCTCTTCCAAGAGAGCGATTTGTTCGACTGTGAGTGAGGCGGGATTGATGTTATTCACGCTGAAAAGAGCGGCGTTGAGGGTGGCGGTGAGGGTGGATTCGGGTTGTGATGCGTTGTGCATGAGAAAGACTCTAGAGTAAATTTTTTGTTTTTCAACCCCTCTTTTTTCATGCCAACTTGAACTATAATTTCAACAATATTACGCACGAAGTGCGTAATAGTCATAATGGCCCTGGCCAGGGCCAGGCCTGGACTTTACCCATAAACACCAAACCCTATCCCCTTGCGGGGATAGGATTTGCAACTAACTATTGCTGAAAGCGTTACGCAATCGAATGGTCGAACGCATCCGATTCAGCCATAAGCCTATCAGCCGCAAGGGCTTCCAGTTCGTCGATTTGCGCCATTACCCGATCATGCTCAAGTCGCAGATCCTGAGCGATTTGCGAGGCTGTGAAGGCGATAGCCTCAAGCATCTTGACATCGCTATGTGCCATGTCGGGGGCCATAACGTGCAACATGAAATTCATGTTGCGGAGGGTTTGCGTGGCGGGTGAGGTAGCAGGAGTCATTTCCATGCGTACAAACTAAGCGAATGGAACAAATGAGTCAACTATTTTTTAAACATTAATAACTCATTGCGTAATAACGACTTACGAAAGGGCCAGGCCCAGGCCTGGGCGTGCAAAAAAGTGGGGCGACCCGCCACATCGGATCGCCCCTTACACAAACCCCACTTAGGGAAAGACTTACCAGAGTTCGCGCTCTAGAGCGCGATACGTTTCTTGCATATCTTCGTCTTCTCTGAGGACGGAAATGTTTTCTGAAACAGCCCATTCAAAAATAGCCTCGCGTAATTTTTCCTCAAGTTCTGTTGGCAAAATGTCAACATTTATTTTTGACCGTAAGATTTCATTTTCGATGCAATCTTGGGCGCTATCTACAACCCAATCAGGATGATAGTCGCTATCGTAGCAATAGCGAATTTCAGTTGCTGAATCTTTGATGATTTGGTGGGCGGTGATAATTGATGGGTGAACCATAGGAGAGAAAAATATCATTTCTGCCATTCTATGCAAGCACAATTTCAAACATTCGCAAGTCATTGCGCAATAATGACTTGCAGAAGGCCCAGGTCCAGGCCTGGGCGTGCAAAAAAGTGGGGCGACCCGCCACATCGGATCGCCCCTTACACAAACCCCACTTGGGGAAAGACTTACCAGAGTTGACGCTCAAGCCATCTGTAGGTTTCTTCCATGTCGTCGTCTTCTCTCCAGACGATAATGTTCTCAGAAACAGCATGTTCCAAAATAGCTTCGCGCAACTTTTCCTCCAATTCTGTTGACAAAAGATCGATATTAATCTTGCAACGCGAAATCTCATTTTCGACGCATTCTTGCGCTGTATCCATCACCCAGTCAGGGTGATAGTCACTATCAAACCAGTGCTTAACTTCCATGCGTGAATCTTTGATGATGCGGTGAGCGGTGATGATGGATGGGTAAACCATAGGATAGAAAAATATCATTTCTATTATTCCATGCAAGCACAATTTCAAACATTCGTAAGTTGTTGCGTAATAACGATTTGCAGAAGGCCCAGGCCTGGGCCTGGGATTTTACCTATAAACACCAAACCCTATCCCCTTGCGGGGATAGGATTTGCAACTAACTCTAAATTTTAATTAATTTTATTCCAGCTCAACTCCAAGCTCTTTGGCTTCACGCCTAATGTCTTGCATCCAAGCGGTTTCCTTATCAATGTCCTCCTGCAAAGAACGCATACGAGCTTCAAGTTTGAACAAAGACTTTTGCACGCTTTCAAAGCGTCCTTGAATTTCGCTGGCGATTTCTTCTTGAGTGGGTTCGATGTCTGTATTTGTCATAGCAAATTAAAACTACATAAACTCAAAAAACAATGCAACAAAAAAATCAAAGTTACACAAGTAATTGACTAATAACTACTTGCAGGGCGGCCAGGCCCAGGCCTGGGCATACACAAAAAACCCCCAACCCTTTCGGGTTGAGGGTTTTACGCAATGTGCGTTTAGTGCTGGTGTACGCCCTCGCGTAGCGCATCAAGCTCTTCCCATGTCACGCCCTCGCACCATGCGGAGCGAGCATGTTTCGGCTTTTTGGGGACGCCGTATGCATCCATCCACGCATCGCGCTCAGTCGCGCCTTCACCGATAAGGCAGTTTCTGAACCCACGCGCACTAGGCGCGAGAATAACATACGCGAAAACAGGGGCGGAAGCGGCGGAGTTGGATTGTGTATTCATCGCTAAGAAACATATCAAAAAATTTGTGCAATGCAATACCTTTTTTTAAACATTAATAACTCATTGCGTAATAAGCACTTACACAGGGTCCAGGTCCAGGCCTGGCCATGCACAAAAAACCCCAACCCTTTCGGGTTGAGGCATTTGCGTGTCAAGAACTTTCTATCCCTGCAGTAACTTCAACTCGCTGTTGCACTTATCAAGCTCGACGCTTGTCAAGTCCATTCTTCTGAATGCATCGCGTGCTGAAACTACCTTGCCATCAACCACTTGCAATTGATAGAGGTCGTGTGTGTAGATCGGGCATCCCTTGACAACCTCAAAGCCTTCAGGCGCTTCGAACGTAAGTTTCTGCCCATCAACATCTTCCAACTTATAGATATCGCGTTGAGCGAGATCTTCTAAACGCTCTAACTCCTTGCGTGTAAGGACTTTATCTTCAATGGCGATCATTGCTTCCCTAAAGGCGGCAAGATGGATCATGTGGTCATTTAACTCTCTCAGTTCGAAGCCTTTAGCCTCACCTAAAAGGTCGTCTAGTTCACTAGTGAACTTTTCGAGATTGTGAATGAGGTCGTAGGAGCAGGAGAAGGAGTGGGTGTTTTTAATCATGGAAGCCGTACTATATAGGAGAATGGGCAAAAATGCCAAAACAATCTTCGTGCCAACTCCAACTTTATTTTCAAAGTTATGTAAGTTGTTGACTAATAATGACTTGCAACTGCCCCAGGCCCTGGCCTGGATTCAAAGATTACTGCCAAATAGCTTAATAAAGGATCGTGGCAACTCCAGGCCAGGCCCTGGACTTACAACAGTCGTAAGTCGTTGATTATCAGGCACTTATGACTTATGTAAGTCGTTGATTATCAAGCACTTACAACGTATGACTTCAAAAAATAGTTGTTGACAAGCGTAAGTGCTTGGCGTTGAGGTACTTACGCAAGTGCACGTATGTTATTTGTGCGCGTAACTCGCTTTTGTAAGGCGTTGATATATAGCTACTTACGACGTTACCTTATGTAAGTACCCCAGGAGTTTGTAAGTACTTCAGGCTCAAGTACTTGTGTAAGTCGTTGATTTGCAGGCACTTACAACGTATGCCTCCAAAAAAAATTTCTTGACAAGCGTAAGTGCTTGGCGTTGAGGTACTTATGTAAGTGCTTGATACTGAGGAATTAAGGCAACAAAAAAGCCCCATGCTTTCGCATGGGGCTTCGCTTGTGTAACTATCTCAGAGAGAACGCCTTCCGATATCGTCTTTAAGCGCATCTTCGAACATAATTTCATCATGCTCTTCTCGCGTATCTTCTTGAGCATCAACTACTTCCAAACGTCCACGCCTAACGGCGTGGTTCATAACCCGTTGAATTTCAATGCTTTCTGCAGGGCATCGACATTGGGAGGCTTTGCCTCCACAGTTAGGGCACTTTCTCATAATTACTTGGATTCCAACACTTTAAGAATGATTCCGAATGCGATAGCTAAAAGCAACGCAGGGAGGAAGTTAACAAATACTTTCGCAAGTACTTGAGCAGTAAGGATTAACGATTGCATGATTTTGTTAGGGTTAGAGCGGGTTACGCTTGCTTGCGTAACCCGCTCAGGTTGTGGGGTTTAGGCTTTGGCCGCTTTGGCGGCTTTTTTGGCGTGCCTTCTTAACCCTCTTGGTGAGAGGCACTTCCACATTATAGAGCCGATCCGCCGATCATGCAGATCTAAGTAGTTCGGATTCAAGAAGTTATGAATGTGCATATTCTGCTGCAACAAGCTTATCTTCATTGACCTATACATGTTAAATGCCGCTTTTTTGCTTGGGTTCCATTCGGAGTAAGAACGGAATGAGTGTGCCAAGCATTGAAGCGCTGTGTAAGCGTCTGGGCGAGTGCACTTTAGCGTGATTATATCTTTTACGTTGTTCATAGTTTTCCTTTGTTAGGGTTTGGTGTTCAACACCTTACAACTGGCCACGTAGTGGAGAAATCGCAGTTTGCAAGATGCTGAAGGCAAACCCTAAGTGGCTGCATTGCAGCCACTTAGGAGCCATACGCTAGACTAACTCGTAGTTTTTGACGATTGATAAACCGTTGATTTCCAACGATTTAACGACGGCTTCCGAAGTGAAGGAGCGAACTCCTTCCTCTGTTTCAACCTTAATTTGAAGCACGCCGTTTTTAGCGGCGTAAATGTCTGAAACAGAGACACTTTTGAATGACCGCAGTTTTCCGTTATCGGGATTTCTGCGATCGTCAGCGCATTTGTGATAAAGCACTGAAATTACGTCACTTACAGCGATTCTTTCGATGATGTCTTCTGCTTTCATAGGGTTTGGTGTCCTAACCTTCTCAATGGCCGTAACTTACGGAGAAATCGCATCGTAAGGTCAGGAGGCAAACCCCTCAGAATGAGGGATTTAAGCGTTTTCCGATACTGGGACACACGCAGTTTGCAACTACCTGCAAACCAAGGCTTTGAGTGAGAAAGAGCAGTGAGGGAAGGCCTCTCGCAGCTGCTTCACAGCACCTGCTACCATCAAAAGTAGCCCAGAACAGATTTAAAGAAAGAACTATTTTTATGTGCTTACATAAGACGTTCAAAGAGAGACACTTATAACGTGAGATTTTTCTTTCAAACGGCGGAAGCCGCTTGCCATCGGCATTGCAGGACGTTTGCTTGTGTAAGTAGCTCAAAATCAAAGTTTAACGACAACCAAAGCGAATCGCAAAAGTCAAAGTTTAACGTAAACCCTTGCGAATTAGGCACTTACCCCATTTTTAGAAAAGCGATCCGCCCAAAATCGGCATCGCCGCCAGGGGGACCGTTTTCTCAGTCCACCCCCACATTTTAATCATTTATAATTACCCCCTGCCCCCATTTCCTAAAACCAGCCAAAAAAAATCTCAAAAAATCTAAAAAAAAGGTCAAAAAAAAACCGAACCCATTTATTATATAGGGTATGGACTTAAAAAAATTTCACAGCCGCCAGGATGTTGTAAATGAATATAATTTTCCCAATCAAAAACAAGATGAACTTGATAGTTGTTGGTTTATGACTTCTCTTGAGAGGCAATTAAAGCAATTAAATAATGGTTTGGGCAAAATCACATATTTTAAAACAAAAAAAAGAGATCTCGAAACAACTCCTTATCTACCAGAATTTGAAAAGCTCGAAAATCAAAAACCAATAATGTATGAAATGATTACTGATTATGTTTTAGTTGGCGAATATGTGCACGCTTCTGATTGCACATGCGGATGTGTAGAAGAAAAGCGAGCAAGTCTTTTAAAACTAGATGGATTTGATGAATGCTATTTAGGAATAGGAGAAACTTATGGAGAGCACCCCGCATTAATTTATGACTACGCCCAAATCATCGAACATCTGCAACAGCAAGATGGAATGTCTCAAGAAGAAGCTGAAGAGTATTTTGAATTCAATATACTTGGTTCTTACATCGGAGAAAAGATGCCCATTTTCTTAAATCGAGTTCCACTTGACGACTTGAAAGTTACCTAAACAATCAATATAATATATTTGTTTAAATCCCAAACCCTGCAGGACTCGAAAACAGTTCTCGCAGGGTTTTGACATATTTGGGCAATCATTTTTATCTACTCTTATGTTTATAAATGTAAGGCGCGAACAATCAGTTCTTCCAAGTTTCACAATAGCATCAATTTCAGAATGAATACCAGCAACATATCTTTCTGGATTGTCTTTTGTTCCTTTGTATAGTCCAAATCTATGGTGGCGATGTAATTTTTTATAATTATTAAACCCAATACTAAGCAATTTGCCCTTATCAAAAATAAAGGTAGAATGAAATGATCTACCAGAACCTCTTTCCTCTCGCAAAGCTTTAGTTATTTCTATACATTTGTTTATTTTATTATGTATGTTTTTGCTCATGTCTTATAGAGTGTAATCTATTCAAAGGAATAAGTCAATGGCAACATATTTAAAATATTCTGATATACCAGTGTATGCAAATTTTAATGCACTCAATACAGCTCCAACTACAGATACAGCTGCTTATATGTTTGCAGTTACAGAAGCTTCGCTTTCTATCGAACCCATATTAACACCAAACAGATTTCTTGGAGGAAATAAAACAAGAACAAATTTTTCTACTACAGGTCCAGCTGAAGGAAAATTTTCAATGACATTTTTCCCTTTAATAGAAACGGTTGCACAAAAAAAATTAGTAATTAACCAACAAAATCAATTAAATTTTTTTAAAACTACTGGTGATTTTAGAAATGGTCATCAAATAAAAATTTCAACTTTTCTTTTAAAGCAATGTTATTTGCAAAATTATTCAGTAAAAATTAATGCATATCAACCAATATCTGTTACAGCTAATTTTATAGTTTTTGATATTACTAGTATTACTGGCACAAGTATTACTGCAACATCAAATATTCCATCAGTTCCAAAAGATTCTACTCAACCTTATTACGAGTCATTGCACGCATTAACAACTAAAATCGATGGAGTTTCAACAAACATACCTTCTACAAAAATAAATATAGATATAAATGTAGATTGCGCTAGAATGCCTATATATCAACTAGGATCTAAAACTCCAGATGATGTTGTTTTAAATACAGTAGACAGAACTACAAATATTCAAGGTGAAAATGTTGGTCAAATTATAGGTATTACAGGTGCTGGTGCTGGCGCTACCACTATTTATTTTTTACCATTAAGCGAGGACGGAAAAGGCGCACCAAGCTCAACAAATAATGTTTTATCTTTTGATATTAATGGTATTGTTGCATCTCAACAATTGTCTACATCTCAAGGATCTATTTTAAATGGTAGAGTAGTTATTAAAGAAATAATACTTTAATAATTTATTATATATTAATGCCTAAAAAGCCATCACCCAAAACTTCTGAAGATTTTAGCATCAAACCAAAGCCTTTAGAAAAAATTAATTTTAAACAACGCAAATTTAAATTCTCAGATAGACAAAGAGATTTCTTGGAATTAGCATTAAATGAAGATTCAAAAATTATATTTTTGGCTGGTCCAGCAGGCACATCAAAAACTTACTTATCTGTATATGCTTCAATTAATCTTTTAGCAAAAGATCAAGAAAAAGAAATTATTTACGTTAGAAGTATTGCGGAAAGTGCGGAAAAAGGACTGGGCAGTCTTCCAGGTGAAGCTGGACATAAATTTGAGCCATTTGTAACTCCTCTTTGGGAAAAGATTGATGAAATGGTTTCTCCAGAACATGCAATCTGGTTAAAACAAAGCCAACATCTTTCTGCGAAGCCAATAAACTATTTAAGAGGTGCAAGTTGGGAGAACAAATTAATTATTGCAGATGAAGCTCAGAATTTTTCCTTTAAAGAACTTGTAACATTAATTACTCGTATTGGCGAAGGTACAAAAATGTTTATTTGTGGTGATTTTATGCAAGCAGATGTAAAATCTAGTGGATTTCAACAAATGTTTGATTTATTTAATGATCAAGAGTCTATTCCTCATGGAATTCACTGTTTTCAATTTAATAATGACGATATTCATCGCAGTATGATTTTAAGATTTATTATTTCTAAACTTCAGAAAGGAAAAATTAACTAATATGTCTTCAATTTTCTGTCCATCATGTGGAGCAAAGGCTGAATATCAATTTTCAGCTCCAAATTTTTGTTCGAAATGTGGTAGATCTTATTCAAATTCATTTTCAACTCAAAAACCGCTTTTGAGATCAACTTTAAAAGCTAAAATTGCTCAAAAAAATCAAAATCTTGAAGAACCAGATGAAGAATTTGAAGAAGATGAAAATTCAGATTCAGAAGATGACGTTTCATATTCAAATGTTTTAAGAGTTCCTCGTTTAAGAAAAATAGATGTCGAAATAGACTCTCAAACTGATGTTCGAGTATTTAAATTTGAAAATTTTCTAGACAATGCTCAAAGTAATTTTATTAAACCTAAAAAACTAGATCTGGGAAATCCTTAATGAGTAATAATATCATAAAATATTCATTTGAAGAAAAAAGTATTATAATAGATAAAGCCATTAGTAGAAAAAAAAATAAATGGCAGCTTACCGCTATTTCTTGGATGGATTTTGATGATGTTTCTCAAATTATTAGACTTCATATATATAAAAAGTGGGAAATGTGGGATCAAACTAAACCACTTGAACCTTGGATAGGCAGAATAATATCCAATCAGTTAAAAAATTTAATAAGAAACAATTATAGCAATTATGCTAGGCCATGTTTAACATGTCCACACAATTCTGGAGAAGATCATTGTGCGATTTCTCCAAATAATCTTCAAGGAAGCTTTTGTTTACTATATTCAAAATGGGAAAAGAATAAAAAAGCTGGTTATGATTTAAAAATGCCATTAACCATTGAAAACCATAAACAAGAAGTCGAACAAAAATTTGATTCATCATTTTTTTCATTTAAAAGCATAGAAATCCTAAATGAAGAAATGAAAAAGCAGCTTTCATATAAACAATATTGTGCTTATATAATGTTATTTTTTGAAGAGAGAGGTGAAGAAGAAGTTGCTCGTTTTATGGGTTATAAAACCACTGAAAAAAATAGAATGATTGGATATAAGCAAATTAAAAATTTAAAAAAACTTTTTAAAGAAAAAGCTTTAGAAATTTTAAATCAAAAAGATATTTTATATGGCTCAGATTAGTTTAACACAAGATCAAGAAGATTTTATATTAAATAATCATAAACTTATTAAAGATTTAAATGCTTTAACTCAAAAAGTATTTAATGATGAATCTTTAGATGGTCGAACAATTCAAGGGAAATTAATAAGAGCATTTTTAGTTAAAAATAATTTAAAATATAGCACTTCCAAACATATTAAAGTTGATTCGGTAGAATTTACTGATTCAAATAAAGAGTTTATTATTAATTCTGCTGAACAAGGCATGAGTTCTTTTGGAATTGCTGAATTATTATTTCCAGATAGAGATATTAAAAAATTAGGAGCTGAACAACGTGCAGTTTTAGAACATATTCGATCTATAAATGAAAATTTTATTCCAAGTCAGGAGTCTGGTTTATTAACAAGCTATTCACCTCCAAAAACATATCCAAGATTAATAAAAAAAGTTTTTGATTCAACTGGTTTTGCATTAGATGAACAGAAAATGAGTCGAGGACAAAGAAATTGCTTAGATAAAATGGCAATTAATCTTTCGAACTCTAGATTCATGAAAATAATGAATAATTATACTTCAAAAGATGATAGAAATCTATTTGAGGAAGAATTTACTCGATTAACTTGGGATAAACCTGATTTAACTGCTGACGAAATCAATCTTTATATGAATGTATGTAAAGAAATTATTAATTTAGAGGTTATTAGTAAGCATTTAAATAAATTAAATGATTTATTTGATTGTGCTGAAGAACAAAATGATATGTCAGTTAAATTAGCTGAAATTATTAAAGCTAAAAGTGGAGAATATCATCAATGCGAAGGAAGAATCGAAGCCTTGACAAAAAAATTGCAAGGAGATCGTTCAGAAAGAATGAAAAATAGGCAGAGAGAAAATGCTTCCATTTTATCATTAGTACAGATGTTTCAGGATGAAGAAGAGCGTAAAAATATGATTCGTATTGCAGAAATGCAAAAGAAACTTGTTAAAGATGAAGCCAACAGACTTGAAGGAATGTCTGCATTTAAAGCTAGAGTATTAGGAATTTCTCAAGAAGATGTCATTTAACTGTTTAGAATGTGATAAAAATTTTGAATCAGAAAGAAGTTTACATGCACATATAAAAAAGCATGATTTATTTCTTCACGATTATTATGTTAAGCATTTTGAACGCAAAAATTTATTAACTAATGAATTATTACCTTTTAAAAATAAAGATAGTTATTTTGAGCTTGATTTTGAGCATATACATCAACTTTATCAATGGTGTAATCAAGCTGACGGAACGCTTGTTAAAGAATATATAAAAGATAAACTTACAAATAGAGTTAAAAGTCGTAATTTAAAATTTGCACCAAATGAAATTGAACTTTTCACTTCTTTTTTGCCTAAAATAGATATTTTTAAAAAAAATTTTTTAAGTTATAATTATATTTGTGAAGAATTAAATATTGAGCCTCTTTTTGGAAGTAAATTAATAGATAATTTTTGGAATCAAAATGTTTTGGAATTAAATATTATTACCGATACTAGAGAGCAGGAACCTTTATTTTTTAAAAAGCAAGTTGTCGAAAAACTAGATATTGGAGATTATGGAATAAGGGAATTTTTTGATTATACTTTTGTGGATAGAAAATCTGATCAAGATTTTAAAGCTACGCTAAGTCAGGATAATTTAAAAAGATTTGAAAAAGAATTATTAAGAGCAAGATCAATTAGTTGTTATTTATTTATTGTTGTAGAATCAGATTTATACAATTTAGAATTTTCTAATAAAAAATCTTATCATAAATCAAATTTAAAATATATTTATCATAACATGAGAGAGTTGCAACATGAATATAAAGATTGTTGTCAATTCATTTTTACTGGATCTAGAACTAATAGTGAACATTTAATACCCTTGTTACTGCGTGCGGGTAAAAAAATATGGAAAACAGACATGCAGTATTATATCAATAAAAAATATGGCTTGGGAATTAGGTAATCAAAAAAGTAGAAATAAAGATAAAGATATAAATCAACACATCTTATCTAAGCAAGGATATTTAGATGAGCGAGAAGCTAAAATATTATTATATAGATTCCTTAGAGAGAATCCTTCTTTTACTTCTGAATTAATAACTGGTGTTGAATTATTTCCATTTCAACACATGGCTATTAAGGCCATGTTCAATACAGACTATTTTCTAGGCATTTGGAGTCGTGGCCTATCTAAATCATTTACAACCGCTGTATTCGCCATGCTAGATGCCATTATGCATCAAGGCGTGCATATTGGTATTATATCTAAATCTTTTCGTCAAGCAAAAATGATTTTTAGAAAGATTGAGGATATATCTAAAACAGTAAAAGCATCCATGTTTGCGGAAACTATAACTAGAGTATCAAGGGGTAATGATGAATGGTTTATGGAAATTGGATCTTCAAGAATTACAGCTCTACCACTTGGTGATGGCGAAAAGCTTCGTGGTTTTCGTTTTCAACGAATGATTATCGATGAATTTTTGCTTATGCCTGAAAAGATTTTTAATGAAGTTATTGTTCCCTTCTTATCTGTTGTTGAAAATCCAATTGAACGTCAAAATCTTTATGATATTGAATCAAAAATGATTGCAGAAAATAAGATGCAAGAAAGTGAAAGAAGAATTTGGCCAAACAATAAAATTATTGGTTTATCTTCTGCCAGTTATAAATTTGAATATTTGTATAAACTATATCAAGAATATGAAAATTTAATTAAAAGAGGTGATGAAAAGGCTCATAGAGTAATTATGCATTTTAGTTATGATTGTGCCCCCAGTCAATTATATGATGGAGCATTATTGAATCAAGCTAAAGCAACAATGAGTGAATCCCAATTCCAAAGAGAATTTGGATCAATATTTACTGATGATTCTAGTGGATATTTTAAAGTTAGCAAAATGATGGTTTGCACAATACCAGATGGCGAAGGCCAATCTATTGAAATAGCTGGAGATGCTGGATGTAAATATATTTTATCTTTTGATCCAAGTTGGTCTGAATCAGATGGTTCGGATGATTTTGCAATGCAAGTTATTAAATTAGTTCCAGATAAACGAAATGGCATTCTTGTTCATAGTTACGCAATGGCTGGATCTAATTTAAAAAGTCATATACAATATTTTTTATATCTATTAGAAAATTTTAATATTGTTTCAATTGTTGGAGATTATAATGGTGGCGTGCAATTTTTGAACTCAGCAAATGAAAGCGAAATGTTTAAAAAGGCAAAAATACAAATAGAAACATTTGATGCAGATTTTGAAAATTTACAAGAGTATAATCAAGCTATTAAAGAGTCTAGAAATCAATATAATTTAACAACTAGAAAAATATGTCATTTAAGAAAGCCTACAACCTCTTGGATTCGTTATGCTAATGAATTATTACAATCCGCATTTGATCATAAAAAAATATTATTTGCTGGAGCAGCTATGAACGACTCGTATTCAAAACAAAGATCAAAAAATATTCCAATTGAGATGCTTAAATTTTTAAGAGGAGGTGGGGAAGAAAAAGAAAAAGGTGCAAAGATGATAGATTTTATTGAACATCAAAAAGATATGATAGATTTAACGAAGGCTGAATGTGCATTAATTCAACCATCTACAACTGCCACTGGAACTCAAACATTTGATTTACCAACTAATTTAAAAGGTCAAAAGGGTGCAGATAGAGCAAGAAAAGATTCTTATTCAGCGTTGGTTTTAGCAAATTGGATGATGAATGTTTATTATGATATGATGGATGCTGCTGAAGAGCCTAAGTATACTTTTATGCCAATGTTTATAAAGTAACTTTAATTAACATTTAAGTGTAAGAATTTTTATGTCAGATAAGAGGAGATACAATAAAAGATCAGATTATTGGAAAAAGTTTGACCAGCAACAATCACCAATGTTGCCTCAAAACATTCAATTTCAAAACACAGTAACGCCAATAAGTTCTGGTGAACCTTTTTATACTTCAGACGCTTCAGTTTCTACCGCAGCTTATTCAAGAAGTACTGACAGTGAATCAAGATCGGGCCAAACCAGAGTTAATAGAGCTGGATTTTCTATGCCTGCAGGCCGTTTTAGTAGCATAAGAATGGGAATGATGCCTTATGAATATGCTGCTGATGGAGTTAACGTAAGAGAAGCTATAGAGCTATGTCAAAAAGCTTATGCAAACGTAGCGGTATTTAGAAATGCAATTGATACAATGGCTGAATTTGCAAACGCTGAAATTTATCTTGAAGGCGGCAATAAAAGTTCAAGAGATTTCTTTTATCGTTGGTTTAACAAGATTAGAATTTGGGATTTATCTGATCAATATTTTCGTGAGTTTTATAGAAGTGGTAATATTTTCCTTTATCGTGTTGATGGAGATTTAAGTATAGAAGACTTTAATAGTTTATCTAAAAGTTATGCCGCAGAAGGTTTAAAAAAAGATAAAATTCCAATTAAATATATTTTACTGAATCCTTGGGATATTGTAGCAAAAAGAAGTACTGTTTTCTCTACAGGTGCATATGAAAAAATCTTATCTGAATATGATATGGAAAGATTGCGTAATCCAAAAGATGAATATGATAAAGAAATTTTTGACGCACTCCCTCCAGATGTAAAAGAAAAGATTAAAAAGGGTCAATATTACGCCAGCGGACTTTTAATTAAGCTTGAGAATGATAAATTAAGTTATTCGTTTTTTAAAAAGCAAGATTATGAGCCTTTTGCTATTCCTTTTGGGTTTCCAGTTCTTGAAGATATTAATGCAAAGTTAGAATTGAAAAAAATGGATCAAGCGATTACAAGAACGGTTGAAAATGTTATTTTATTGATAACAATGGGAGCTGAACCTGAAAAAGGCGGAATTAATCCACATAGTCTTCAAGCAATGCAGCAGCTTTTTTTAAATGAAAGTGTTGGAAGAGTTTTAGTTTCTGATTATACCACAAAAGCAGAATTTATTATTCCAGATATTGCAAAAATTATTGGTCCAGAAAAATATCAAGTATTAAATGAAGATATTCGAATTGGATTGCAAAATATTATGGTTGGCACTGAAAAATATAATACCACAGAAGTAAAAGCTCGTATCTTCATGGATAAATTAAATGAAGCTAGAAGAGCTTTTTTAAACGATTTCTTAAATAGAGAAATTAGAAGAGTTTCAATTAGTTTAGGGTTTAGAAATATTCCTATTGCAAAATTTGTTGATGTAGATTCCAAAGATCAAAATGAATTACTGCGTGTTGCAACAAGATTAATGGAAATTGGAGTCGTTACTCCTCAACAAGGTCTTGATATATTCAATACTGGAAGATTTCCAAATTCAGAAGATATTGGTACAACTCAAGAACAATTTGTTTCTGAAAGAAAGAAAGGTTATTATAATCCATTAGTTGGTGGAGTACCAATGGTTGCACCACCTGCGCCTAAAATGCCTGCAGGCGCTAAAGCTGCTGGTTTAGGAGTGGGTATAAATAACCCAGCAGCACCAATAGCTAAAAATAATACCCCCAAAAGTGCAGGTAGGCCAACTGGAAAAAAGACTGGGCCAACAAAAACAATTAAAGGCTACTCTCAAAAAAATATACAAAGCATAGTGGGAAAAATTGAAAAATTAAGAACGGTAGCTACAGAAGAGATAAAATTAAAATATAAAACTGATGATTTAAATGAAAGCCAAATCAATATTGTAGATCAATTATGTGAAGCTGTTGTTTGTGCAACTCATTTTAACGAATGGGAAAGTGAATTAAAATCTTGTGTAAATGATATTAATAAAATTCAGGAACTTCATACGCTGCATGATGTTTTGGATATATCGGCTGAACATGAATTAGCTACATATCCATCTGCAATTTTATATCATTCCGATAAATTATAATGAATTTTAAATATAAAACACAATTCAGCACTGCTGGACTAAAAGTTTCTCAATTATCTTTTGACGAAAAAGTTTCAAGAGCTTCATTAGAAAATTTAAACTCTTTAATTCCAACAAGTGAAATTAATTTTAATGATAATATAGATTTATTGGGTGTTGCATTTAATGCAGCGGTAGTAAATTCTTTTAATAAAAACGATGATGGAATTGACACTCAAACAGCGTTAAGAATAACAAATCTTTTTAAACATAAGCCAACAAATATTGAACACAAAAAAGAAAAAGTTGTTGGTCATATTTTAACTGCTGGATTTAGCAAATATGCATCTAGCGAAATCTTAACTCCAGAACAATTAAGCAATTATAATGATCCTTTTAATATTGCTTTGGGAGCAGTTGTTTATAAATTTGTGAATAAAGATTTTGCTTCTGTGTTAGAGCAATCTACAGATCCAAATAGTAAATTATATAATAAAATTTCTACAAGTTGGGAACTTGGATTTAATGATTACAATATAGCAGTCGGATCTAGCGATTTAAAACATGCAGAAATCATTACAAATGAAAAACAGATCAAAGAATTAAAAGGTAAATTAAAATCTTATGGTGGATCTGGAACTTTAGATGATGGCACTCGTATTTATCGTTTAGTTATCGGTGAAGTATTCCCATTAGGAATCGGATTTACTGCAAGTCCAGCCGCTAATGTTCAGGGTGTTGTTGTTAATGTAAAAAATGATTTTGAAGAAATTCTAGAAGAACCAAGAGCTAAAATTTTTCAATTTAAAGATTACGTTTTTGTTGAAAAAAATTCACATTCTGAAATTTGCGATGTAAATCTTCAAAAAGAAAGTTCCATGAACCTAGAAACAGTTTTATCCGAAATTAAAGACGCTTTATTGGAAAAGAAAATTTCCCAAGAAGCTGCTGCAAACATGACAGCTACTTTCACAGAAGCCATTAAGAAAAAAGACGAAGAATATAGAAATGAATTAGTTTCTGCAAAAGAAGAAGCTGAAGCTGCTATTAAAGAGCGTGCTGAATTAAAAGCTTCTATCGAAGAAGTTCAAAAACAATTAAAAGAGGCTTTAGAAAGAGTTTCAGAATTTGAAACTGCACAAAAAGCTACTCAGGCTTTAGCTGCATTCAATAGTCGCATGCAAGAATTGGATAGCATGTTTGATTTGGAAGATGCAGATAGACAAATTTTAGCAGAAGACATTAAAAACTTAAATAGTGATGAGTCTTTTGCATCTTATAAAAATAAACTTTCCGTTATTTGGAGAAATAAAAATAAAGAAGTTAAATCAGAGCAAGAAAAAGAAATTCAAGCTCGAATTGACGAAGAAGTTCAAAAAAGAATTTCATCTTTAAAAACATCTTCCAATTCAACAGTTTCCGTTGAAGCTATTTTAGATAAAGCTAAAGCTTCTAACGATGCACTTATTCCAAATAACAACGAATCTTCTTCTAAGCAAAATCAATCTTTATATCAAAGATTTTCAGAAGCATTTAAGAGGGAAAACATTTTAATTTCTTAATAATTAACAACAAACAAATAAAATAATATGGGAAAACGACTCTTACCCTTTAGACAATATAACGAGCATGACGTAGTAAATATGTTTGCTCTAGACGATTCAGTTTTAACAGCTACACAAAGCTTTGTAGAGAATCACTCTGGTGATGCTGGTGTTTTTGTTAAAATTTCAAACGGTAATCTTGATTTAGATCCTGTTACTTATGGAAGCAATTCTTACTTGGGTAAGACTGATTATCCATTCGTTGGAGCTAACTCTTATCCTTCAGTTTCTTTAAAAGTTACTCCTGCATATTCTGGTGATATCAGACCTTTGGGAATTACTTTGTGGGAAACTTCTAAGTATGACGAAAATGGCCAAAAGCTTATTTATTACCCTCAAAAAGCTGCAGAAAATCAAGTATTACTTCCAGGTCAATCTGTACCTGTAGCTACAAAAGGTATTTTCACTATTACTGATAGTGGATACAATAATACGGCAAACTGGTCAGTAGGTAATCCATTTGTGCTTTCTGCTCAATATGGAAAAGTATCTGGTGTAGCTACGACTTATAATGCAGCTGGTGGTGCAGCCGTAATTGGAACGATTTTAGCTACTGGAACAAGAGGGACAAATGGCGCGACTCTTGCAGATAAGTATTCTGGTTCATTTTCTGTAATCAAACTTAACGCCTAATTTTAATAAAACAATAAAAGTATGAAAATCTCACTTAAAAGAACTCCTGAACAGATCGAACTAGTTAAGGCAATGGCCTCTAGAAATCGTGACGTTGCTTATGAGGCACAAGTAGCATTAGCTGCATTCTTAGGACCAGTATTGGCCGAAGTAATTAATAACGCACCTGTACTTTCTAATTTATTTTCTCCATTGTCTTTCAATGCCGAAGATAATCCTTCAATTCCTTTGGATCTCTACTATGATATTACAGATGATGATTACATTCAAGTATATAGTCAATCTGTAGCAGGTGGTCTTCCTACAAATCAAGTATTGCCAACCACTTCAGAAATGAAGATTACTACCTACACTCTTGATTCTGCACTTAGCTTTGATAAGCGTTATGCTGCAAAGAGTCGTATGGATGTAGTTAGCAAAACTTTTACTCGTATGGCTCAAGAAATTTTGAGCAAACAAGAAAAGACTTCTGGCAACTTGATTTTAGGAGCTTTAGCGGCTGCCTCCACAAATAACTATAAACACGTTCAACGTGCAAATGCAACAGGCCGTTTCTTGTTGCAAGATATGAATGAGTTATTGACTCTCTCTCGCAGAGTATTCACTTCTTATACAGGTGGAACTAGAGCTGATGGCCAAGCTGGCATGGGAATCACTGATCTTTTGATCTCTCCTGAAATTGAAGAAGAATTACGTGCAATGGCTTATAACCCAATCAATACTAAAGGAAGTCCAATTTCTGGAACGGAAACTGCTTCCTTAAAAGTAGATGCAGATACTCGTAATACAGCGTTCATTACTGCTCCTGATTCAGTTCGCGTTGGATTATTCAATGGTGGTGGTATATCAAGTTTCTATGGTGTTAATTTGATGGTATTTAATGAGTTTGGTATTAATCGTAGATTTAATACCATCTTCAATACTTTAGCTACTGGACAGTCATATCTAACTGCTGCAGGTGGATCTGGTCAAGGTACTACATTTGTTCCATCAACAGATGAAATTCTTTTAGGTATTAATCGTAATCGCGAATCATTGATTCGTGCAATTGCGGTTGATTCTGAGTCTGGCTCTGAATTTAGCTTGGTAGCTGATGATCAATATTCCATTCGTCAAAATAAAATTGGTTATTTTGGATCTTTGGAAGAAGGTCGTATGGTTCTGGATAATCGCGCATTATTTGGAAAAATCGTAAGACACTAATCAGTAATTAGTTTAAAACTATGGCCACCCTGCTAGAAAGGGTGGCCATTTTTTTTATTATAAAGTGTATAATATATTATGGCCAATTTAAATGAATTAGAATTAACAAACGGCAAAGATTTTATTGAAAAAATTTCTGAACTTGAAGAACTTCTTGGAATTAATAAAATTAGTCCATTCGGAACAAATGAGCTTGAAGTGTTTCAAGAAAATTTAAAATCTTCAACACATTCTGACTTGCAAAAATTAGCTCAAAGAGTTGGCCTTAATCCATTCTTAGATAAATCAAGATTAAAAAATTCTTTAGTTAAAGAGTTTATTGCATATTCAAAAAATATGCGTAGAGCAGCAATTCCTCAACCTGTGGCGCAATTTAAATTGGATAAAAATAATCCAAATCACGCAGAAACAATTAGACTTTTAGGAGAAATTTAATGAGTCAATTAACTGATTTAGCTTATTCTATTTTTGAAACAGAATTTGATGCAGATACAAATTTAGCAAATCCCTCTTCAATAGAAGGTTGGTTTGTCGAAAATTTAGGTTTGCTAAACACATTAATTTACTCAAGTTTTTCTGGAGAAGATCCAAATTTAGGCTTAGAAGAAAAAGCAATTTATAAACAATTATATTTATATAATTATTACACAAGACAAGCTAGAAATGTTTTGCGAGGCATTACTTCAACAAATTCTAGCGATAATATTATAATGGTTGCGGATGAGGGAAATAAAATTCAATTTACTAATAAAAATGAAGTTAGTAAAACATATAGAGATTTAGCAAAAGATACGAAACAACAATTAGATTCATTAGTTGCTAAGTATAATATCTACGCCGCCAAGCCTCTACAGGTTGGAGGTATTGAAACTGATGCAGTTAATGCTGTAATTCAAATTAATCAGGGAGGTTTAACATCAAACGAGCAAGCATTACAAGCATTACAGCAATTGGCTCAATTTGGAAGCGATAGTGGAAATCCATCAGTTTTAGAGGGCGGCAATGATTAATTAATTTATTTTGGTGTAAATAATCAAGATATGGCCAGTATCCCTTTCAGAGTAACGCACCGAAGAACATGTACAGTTGGAAGAGTTCCACAAATAGGATCTCTTTTAACTGGTGAAATTTATGTACAATTAGCTGATGAATTGATTTATTTCAAAAATGCAGATGATAGTAGAGTAGTTACAGTAATCACAGACGCATCTGGAAATGGATTAAATAAATTAAAATTTAGCGGAGCTTCTGCTGGTGAAATTCCATATTGGGATGGAACTAAATTTTTAGCAGCCAGCACTGGAAGTTTTATTACTACTGGAATGACTGGTGCATTTGGTAGTGCAGGTGGTGGTAATGTTGATTTATCAAATTATGTAACTAAAACTGCAACTGGCGCGTTAACTGGCTTGACTGGCGGACTCGTTAGCACCGCAATGACTGGCGCGTTAACTGGCTTGACTGGCGGACTCGTTAGCACCGCAATGACTGGCATACTTGCAGTAGATTTATCAAGTTATGCAAAATCTTCTGATCTTAATAGTTACGCAACAAATGCGAATACTGGCAATCTAACTAATGTATTTGCAGGTCTTAGTGGTGGCTATTTAACTCATTCTCAGATTCCAAATATTTCTGGAGATGTTTGCATTAATGCTGCATCTAATGTTTCTATTCTTTGTGCAATTCAAGGGTATCCAGTATCCAATCAAGTTCCAACAATTGGTCAAACTTTACAATTTGATGGAACATATTGGCAGCCTGGAGCCATTCCAGCTGGTGGCAACGGTGGTGGTGGATTGGTTTATTATTTTAATGATTTAATTACTGCAGATCTTCCAACTGGAGGTCTTTCTGGTACATTGTCTGGAAATTTTGAATTGGGCAGAACTGGAATTCCGTCGCAAAAAACAATTGTTGCCAATGCACTTCCTGTAGATACGTATAAGCCAATTGTTGGATTTGTTAGTGATAATTTAGATCCACTTACTACTGCTATTCCTGCTGGATTATTTGATTTTAATATTTGGGCATCAAGTAATAGTGCGACTGAAACAATACTTAAATTACAAGTTTATAAATATAATGGAGACACTTTAACTTCCACAAAATTAGCTGAGTCTGATGATTTTTATACTTATGATGGAATTGTTACAGCTCAATATATAATGTCTATTGTTTTGCCACAGACAAGCATATTAAGTACTGATAGATTGTATATTTTAGTTCTTGCTAAAGGGTTAGGAAATAATAAAGATATTACTTTGTATTTTGGTGGCAATACTCCATCGCATGTTCACACCACAATTCCATCTGTTGGTGGCTCAGGATTAGTTAAAGTAATTAATGGAATTATGCAAAGTTGCGCATCGCAACTTGTAGATTCTGACGTATCTAATAGTGCGGATATTTGTGGTACAAAAATAAAAGCAGGCTATTTTGCATTAGCAGCTAATACTGGTTGTTTTGTATTTGTTTCGCCTAGTTATTCATCTATAATTGCAGGTCAAAATAATACAAATAATGGAAATTATTCAGCTATAGTTGCTGGTAGAGATCATGTTATAACAGATTCATATGATGCATTAATATTAGGCGGTTCAGCAAACCGCATTTGCAATTATGGATTTAGAAATTCTATATTAGCAGCTCAAAATAGTTGTACATTAGGTGATTCATCATGTAACAGTTTAATTTCAGCATCTAACGTATCAATTTTATGCAATAGTAGTAATTCTAGTATTTTAACATCTTATTATTCATGTAATATTTGCGATGTTACATCAACATTAATTTCAACATCCTGTTCTTATTTATCTGGATCTTGTAATTCAGCAATAATTGGATCTTTTTGTTCGCGTTTGACTGGCGTTTGTAATTCCGTTATAATTGCAGGAACTAATATAACAGGAAATTCATCAAGAACATTATATGCAAATAATTTTTGTTCATATGCTGGAAAATTTTATGGTGACGGTTCTGCATTAACTGGCATAGCTACTGGTAGTTTTATTACTACTGGCATGACTGGTAATTTTGGTTCATCTCAAACTCAAATTACTCAAACAAGTTTAATAGCAACAGGATCATGTATAAATGGAACTCCATGCCTTCATACAAGAAATACTGTTATTGTCGCTAATGCTTGTCTTAATGGCATGTCTGATAATGGATATTTATGTTTAAATGCTGAAGACAATATTAATAAAACTTCTGGTTTATATAATTTAGTACCTTCTACAAATATTACAGGAGCTGGTACATTTTCGGCAATGATAATTGGACATGGATATTGTTCAAATGGAAATGCATTTGTTACTTCAATGCGTATGGATGGCGCTTTTGCTTGCAATACGATATTAAATCAAACTAAAAATTATTATTTTAGATCTAAAACTACTCATGATGCAAATGTTTGTGTTAATCAAAATGGATATTTAACAATAAATATTACTGGCATTTCAACTGATGTTGGTCATTGGTCTACAAAATTAGATATTATAGATTTAAATAGACCAATGCCTTAATTATTGGCCCATTAATTTAATCATTTGATCCATAGATAAAGTTCCTCCATTTTTTGCAATCTCTTCTGATAATGAAAGTTTTTTTGCAGATGGATCTAAAATATCTATATCTTTTTTAGTTGCGCCAAAAAGCATGGTCGCATCGCTATCACCAACTTGATTTTCATATTTTTCTTTAGATTTTTTATTATCAATAAATTCAAAGATTTCTTTTGGATCTTTTTTAATATGATCTGGAATATCATCATTATATTGAAAAATATTATTAAATACTCTTGCATATAATAGTAATTTCATTTGATTTCCAGTTAAATCACAAATAAATTTTCCGAAAAAAGCGTATGAATTTTCACAAAATGAAATGTACATATTAAAAAAATCTTCAACTACAATTTTTTGAATATTTTCGTCATTTAGTTTTTCGACAATATTAAAATATATTTTATTTATAATTTGCAAATATTCATGCGGTAAAGATCCAAATTCATCTTCTGTAAAAGCTAGTTTTTTTAAAACTTTATCTTCGTAGATTAAAATTCTTAAAAATTCTTCGTTTGACATTTTTGTTGCATAATTTTCCGCAGTAATTCCAACTAATTCAGCTTTTTTTGCTAATAATATATTTAATTTATACGTTTCATCATCTATTAATTTTTGATGTCTTTCTTTTTGAGATGGCAAAAATAAATTATTTTTTGATTTTTTTAAATTTGAAACGTATAATTCTAATTCTGCTATTTTTAAATCATCGCTTTGATTCCAGATTCCATCTTCTTTAATTCTATCCAAACATTCCTGTTCTGTTTCTATGCCCTTTTTTATTGCAATATCTTTATATTTTTCATAATTAATAGATATATAATTTTGATCTCTTAAAGAAAAATGTCGAAAAAACAAGGTTCGACCGTTAAGATCGAACCTTGTATATCCATCTATTATTTCAATTAATGAAGATAATAAAGGATTATAGTTCACCAGCTTCTATTTTTCGATCTAATTCTGCAAAATCTTCTTTTGTGGACGCTTGATTGAAAAACCAAAATGCTATCAATGTGGATAATTTGTTTGCAATAGATTTATATTGTCCAGATTCAGATTCCTCTTTTTTATAGAAATCTGCAATTTTATCTTCAAATTCTTTACCTTTATATAAGGGTTTAAATTCAGTATCTAATTCTGTTTTAATAAAAGATAAATTTAATATATACCACATTAAAACTTTATTTTGAGCTTTTGAGTCTGCAGTATGATCAAATAGTGCTCTATACGAAGATTCAATTTCTATAATCTTTTTTCTTGATAAATTTAACTGCTCTAAAACTTCATCTTGTTTAGCTTTAATTTCATCACTTTTATTTGTAGATGCATCTAATTTTGTATGTTCAGATTGAAGGTCAAATACTTGTTTATAAAGATCAACCAATTCTTGAGATTCAGATTCTGACATCAAACCTCCTGTATCCGAATACTTCTTAGCCAACATCGCTTTGGTTAAAATGCCCTTTTTAATACACTTACTCATTTCAACACTGAATTCTAAATCGGCTTCTTCCGATTGTCTTCTAGTTGGCTTTTTAATTAAAATTTCAGTTGGTGATTTTACTGTTACCTTTTTCTTTACAATTGTTTCTTCTTTTGAAATTTCATCAACAGTAGATTCTTCTATTACTGTTTCTTTGTTTTCATAGATTGTAAATATATATAATTCTTTTGAGTCCATATTCCTATTATATATTAATTTTTAAATACAAAATTTACAGTAAAATCATTAATATCATTGTCAAATGATCTTATTGTTTCATTTCCAATATCTAGTACTCGCTTTCTTATTCTACTCATTTTTTCATTATCAAATGTATCTGCATTATCAACAAGATTATGATATTCAGATGGAATCCCATCTTTAATTTTTTTAACGTATTGATCGTGTTCAAATTTTAAATCTTCTATTAACATTAAATATTGTTTAAATAAAAAACTAATTGATTTGGTTGATTTTTTTGAAAGTGTTTCTTTTGCGTCCATACCTTATACCTATATATTATAAATTTATAAGTGTAAATATATACATGGCTGGATTTTTAAATGATTCTACAAAACAAAATATTAGAAATGTTATTGATCGAATCCATGATACTTTTGCTAGACCGATACTTGCATATAAATCTGGACAAAGAACTACAATAGTTACAACTGGTGGATATAATTCATTGTATAAAAAAAATCCTAATGTAAATCCAAGTGAAATTATTAAAAATTCTAAAATAATATATGCTAGAATAAAATATGAATCTTTTGATCAAGATAATTTTTATCAAGAACATTCTCAAGAAAAGATAATTATTCCAGAAGGTGCTATATATATTAAAGTAAATTTAGAAGGATATGAATGGATTAAATTATCTAAAACAGTTGAATTAGATGGAAAAACATTTGCAATAAAAAGTCCAGGCAAGCCCGAAGGAATGTTTGGCCCTCAATATTATAAATTTTTATTAATACCTTTAGAAAGTTAATATGCAATTTTCAAAACAAAAATTAAAAGAAATAAAAACTATTGCTGCAAGTAAACTTTTGCAACAAAATAAACAAATTATTATAAATACTTTTGAGTATACAAAAGAATCTTTATTGTTAGAATTTCTAAACCATCCAGTAACTAAAGAATTACAAGCTGGTGCAGATTCATCTAGTTCTGGTTCCGACGTATTATCTGATATATCTCCAGTGGGTAATTTATTTTCATTTATTGGATTTGATAGAGGTTATGATCCAATTGCACCAATATTAGAAAGATTAAAATTAATACAATTAGATTTTAAACAAAATGGAGAGTTTATAACTATAGAAATAAAAAATTATCCTCTTCCTCAAGAAATTTTTAATCCTGCCCTCACGCCAATGCCAAGACAGCAAGGAAGAAGTTGGGCTAAAGGAATAGAATCTGGTATTTCTGGATTGAATTATTTTTTATTTGTAAGGGATAAAACTTTTAAAAAATCTGCTTCTGGACACGCAATTCAATTAAAAGATAAAGTAAGAGGTGGTAAAGGAATATTTTTTAAAGGAGCTAAATTTAATAACGCAAAATATATAACTAATTTATTAAATAAATATAAAAATGTATTTGCAAAGTTATATAGATTTGAATATGGAATAACTGTAATTATTGATTAACTATGAAGGCTCAATTTCAACATTCGGTAGCAACGTCTTACATGCTTTGGTTTGAAAATACTTTATTTAAAAAATCAAATGCATATTCAATAAAAAATGGAGTATTTACTCATTATGTTGATGATACTTTACCTTCTACTTATGAAGTATTTGGAAGTAGTTATAAGCAGCTTATTTATGATTCATCTTTACCAAACGTACATATTCCAAATGGAATATATGTAAATGATGTATTTATTGAATTTAATAATCAAAACAAAATATTTGATTTTGATAATGGTAGATTTATTTCTAATCAATTTTCATCTAATTCAAATGTAAATGGAACTTTTACAGTTAAAGATGTTAGCATTTACTATACAAATGATACTGAGGAGGGTATAGTTTTAAATGTGCAAGAAAAAATTAATCAAAGCGTTGACAATAAGCATGAATTTTATTCTCCTCAAGAGCAAAAATTGCCAGCTATATATTTATCAAATCAATCTTTTTATAATTTACCATTTGCATTTGGAGGTATGAATGAAACAGTTATAAACGCTAAAGCTGTTGTAATATCAAATAATAGTTATGATTTAGATTGTATATTATCCATATTTTCTGATACATATAATAATGTTATTCCATTATGTGAATTTGACTCTCATCCATTAAATGAATTTGGAAGTTTAAAAAATGGATATTATTCATATAATGATATCATAAAAAATAGTCAAAATAAAATGTTTGTAAAATTTGTAAATTCTTCAAAACTTACCGATAAATTAAAACAAAATTTATTAAAAGATTTATATATTGGTTTTATTGATTTTGAGTTTTCTGTATATAGATATTCAAGTTAATTTCACAACCATAGGTATATACTGTAAATTCTATCAAATAAAATTTTCTCATTATGGCACGTAATCGCGTAATTTATCAATCTGAAGCCCTCTATACAAGTAAAAATATTGCATCACAAATATCTGGAGAGCATTTCCAATTAAGAAGAGTTCAAAGTGCTAATTATAATTTTAGCATTGATCGTAAAGATGTTAATCAATTTGGTCAATTAGCTCGTATTGATGCTTTGGTCCTTAAATCTCCAACTGTTGGATTAGATTTTTCATATTATCCAACTGACGGATTAAATGAAAAAGCTTTAGGATTTTATGTAAGAGATGCTGGACTTCCAGTTTACACAGGAACAACTCCTGGAGTTTCTGTAACTGGTCTTGCAACTACGGCTCAGAGTATATTTTCTGGTTATGTAAATACTCCTCCTGAAGGAAATTTTGCTTCTGGTCAAATGGGAGCTTCTTCTGGTCAAAATTTCTATATTGTTACTACTGATGAAGGTCAAGATTTAAATACTACAGTTGCAACTTCCGCAAGCAATCCTGGAGCAATGAGTGGAAAAAATATAATTGCAATTGGTAATGGATTTTTAAGTAATTATACATTAGATACTAGTGTTGGAAATCTTCCTACTGTAAAAATTACAATTGAAGGATTGAATATGCAATCCTCAGCAATTCTTGGTACTGCAACTACTGGAACTAATGTTACTGGAACTGGAAATATGGTAATCGTTCCATCTGTAGATCCTGTTAATGGATTAAGTAAATATTTAACTGGAGCATTAAAAAATCCAGTTGAAAATACTGGAGCTGGAGTTCTTTCTGCTTTAAGACCAGGAGATCTTACTTTATCATTTGGCGATTATGAAACAGCTACTTCCACACAAGGCACTCCAATTGCAAGTTTAACAGCTTTAAATGTTCAAAGTGCTTCATTATCTTTGCCATTATCTCGTACACCAATTGAAAGATTAGGTTCTCGTTTTGCTTATGCTCGCGTTGTTGATTTTCCAATTGTTGCAACATTGAATGTTAGTTCAATTTTGTCTGATGTTCAAGCTCGTAATTTATCTAGTATGTTGGATGATTCAACTAAGAGAACTGTAACATTAACAATTAAAAAACCTGGATCAACTGATGTTGCTTTAGCATACTCTTTAAAAGGAACCTTGTTAAAGAGCGAATCATTCTCTTCTAGTATCGGATCAAATAAAACTGTTGATTTAGTGTTTGAAACTCAAATTGGTGGTCCAAGTGATACTGCAAATGGCGTTTATGTTTCTGGAAGTTACACCTATGCCGATTGGGCATCAAATGTTTCTGGAACTTGGGCTTACTAAAAAAATAAATAATTAATAAAAAACCCACTTCGAAAGGAGTGGGTTTTTTTTGTTTTTAAATGTGTAATTACATTAAAGGATTAAGGAATGGCTCTCGATAAAATTCAAGTAACAGTAGAACCAGTTTTAAACACAACCTCTTTAGATGCAGCCATCAATAGAGTGCAGGGTAGAACTTTAAAAGTTAGAGCTGAAGTCCAAGATCCAAATTTTGAACAAAAAATTGGTAGACCTCTTGGAAGAATAACTGGTCAAGTAGATGAATTTAAAAAGTCATTAGATGCCGCAAATGCTCGCGTGTTAGCATTCGGAGCATCTGTAGGAGTTATTGGTTTAATATCTAGTGCGTTTAAAGATTTAATAAATTCTACAATTGAAGTAGAAAAAAATCTAGCATTATTAAAAGTCACTGGAGATAAAACTTTTGGAAATTTAGAAAAGACTGGAAAAGGTGTATTCCAAATTGCAAAAGACATAGGTGTTTCATTTGCAGAAGCTACAAATGCAACTATAGAATTTTCTAGACAGGGTAAAGATTTACAACAATCTTTAGATGCTGCTAGAGCAGCTCTTGTTTTAGTAAAAACAACAGGTTTAGATGCGGTATCATCTGTAAATGGTTTAACTACAGCGGTTAATGCTTTTAGCGACTCTGGGCTTACTTATGCCGATGTAGTAAATAAAATGGCTGCAGTTGATACCAAGTTTGCTGTCAACTCAAAAGATCTTATTGAAGGTATAGGTCGTTCAGCTTCAGTTGCACAACAAGCTGGAGTATCATTTAATGAATTGCTTGGATTCATTACGGCATTGCAAGAAAAAACTGGTAGAGGTGGTCCAGTTATTGGTAATGCCCTAAAAACAATTTTTACAAGAATTCAAAATCCTGCAATAATTAATCAATTAAGAGAATTTAATATAGAATTGCAGGATACAGAAGGTAATGGCTTAAGTGCGTTACAAATATTAAAGAATTTTGCTAAAGAATTTGATAAATTAAAAGGAAATGATAAAGCTAGAGCAATTTTGGATGTTGGTGGAACTTTTCAAATTGATAAAATTGCTGCGTTAATAAAAGATCTTTCTAGCGCAAATTCAAAATTTGATCAAGCGACTGCAACGTCTGCAAATGCTAAAAATGAAGCTTATGGTAAAGTTATAGAATTAAATAAAACATTAGATTCATCTTTAATTAAATTAAATACATCAGCTAAAGAATTTGGTTCTGCAATTGGTTCAATAGCTTTTGCCGATTCTTTTAAAGAAACTGTAAATTATATTTCTTCGAAATTTGATTCTTTAAATCAATCAATAAATGGAACAAAAACTTTAGAAGAAAGATTGGCATCTGGCGATGGAGATGGAGAAAAAGGTGGTGCAACATTAGGCAAAGCAATATTAAAAGGTATTGGCTCTGTTATTTCTGGTCCAGGTCTTTTACTTCTTGGTGGTATATTAATTAAATTATCGGCAGATTTTGCAAAATTTTCTGCGTCTGGATTACAAACTTTATTAGGTATAACAACAAAATCCAAAGAAGAGGAATCTATTGAAGAATCTATAGTTAATAAACTAAGAGGTAATGTTTCTCTTCAAAGACAATTATATTCATTAGGCGATGATAAAATTGCTCAAAATAAAGAATTGCTTAGACTTTATACAGAGCAATATAATGCAAATAAAAAATTAACTGATTTAGCTAAAGGCGCTGCTCCAGCTTTATATGAAAGTGGAGTTAGATTAACTGGTGGAGAATTAACAGTTAAAAATCTTCAAACTACAACGAAAGCATCTGCTAGTGCAAATGGTTATGTACCTAACTTCAATTCTTTAAATGAAGCGGTTTCATATGAAAAAGCCAATATGCCTGCTGGCGCAAGCGTTAAAGTAAATAAAAATTTTCCTTTTGGTGGCGGCAAGTATGGAACAATGGTAAGTAATACTTCAGAGTTTGAAATTCCTAATTTCATGAATACTGGAGGAACTGCAATCATTCCTAGATATAAAAATGCAGTTTCTGGATATGTTCCTAATTTTGCAGATACTGAAAAGAAAAAAACGCCTAGAAAAATTAACGAATTTCAAATTGATGCTGAAAAATATGGAATTGCAGGTTTAACATTAGGTAGCGATTCATATACTTTAGAAAGATCTAAAGCTAAAGTATTAAAAGATGAAAATGATAAACCAACAAAATGGGTAAGAGATAATTTTAGTGATTCTCCATTATTTAATTCTTTAATGAATTATGATAAAGCTGTAGTTACTAATTTACCAGTTGGTGGCGTTTACAAAGCAAGCTCAACACTAAAGTCTAACGAAAAAGATGTAAAAGCAAATTTTGTTAATAGATTAAATAAATCTATTGGATCATCATCTTTAGCTTTTTTAATAAATGAAATTAATAATCTTAAAATTCCTTTAACTAATTCATTTAAACAAAAATTATATTCAACAGAAGTTGGAAGTTTAAATTTAATTGATAATGGCCTAGCTGGAAATTTCTTTGAGAAAGTTGTTAAACTTCCTTTGATGCAAAATGAAAAAGATTTTGGCTTCAAAAAGGAAACTGGTTCTAATTTTGATATTTATGGATTGTCTGCTCCAGATGCTAAAGTATATGGTCTTCCAGAAAGATCTTTTAGATATGGTGAAATAAAATTTAGTTCAAAAGATTTATATGACGATATTACTGAAAAGTTTTTGAATCAAGCCAAACTGGAAGTTGGAGGATCTGTGGTTCCCAAAACTAGCGTTGCGTCTTCAGCTGCGCATGGATATGTCCCCAATTTTGCAGCAACTGGTTTTGTAAAAAACAAAGATGATGGACCAAATGTAGTTGAAGAGGGAAAAATTTTTGAAAAAAATTTCTATAATTTATTAAAGATAAACATGGATGATAGGCCAAAATCTGGCGCTCCATTGGATTTACCAAAGGGAATTTTAGATAAATATGATGATGAAACTTTATCAAAATTTGGAGTTGCAGTTGGATCTCCTTTTAGAACTTCATGGGGAGATATCAAATTATCTCATAATAAAGAAAGTGCATTAAGTTTAATTTCTAAATATTTTAGATATACTGGTACTTTAATAGATGAATCTAAAAAAATAAATGCATCTTCAGAAAATTTTTCAATGCTTTATAAAAATGGACCAGAAGATATTATTTTAAATAGAAAGGCATCTTTGCCTGCTTTAGTAAATGAAAGTCCTAGTTTATTCAGACAAATTTCAGAAAAATTAAGATATAAAGGTAAAGAAGAATTAAATAAAAGGGGTCAAGCCACTGAAATTGATTTTACCTATAATGCTGATCGCGTATTTACTGGTATGTCTGCATCAGCGCATAAAGGTTACATTCCAAATTTTGCAGAAACAAAATTAGGAGAAGGTTATTCTGCAGCATTTTATGATCTTGGTTCTGGAATTGGAGAAAAAAGATTTTTTCCAGAAATTTTAGAAGAAGATCCTAAAAAAGCAAAAACTGAAGCTACCATATCTAAAAAACTAGAACAACTAAATTCAAAATTAAAAATAGTAAGATTTCCAAAAATTTTTGGTTCTACTGCAACTTCTATAAAAAAAGAGGTTGTAACCGATCCATTAGCAGCAAAAGTATTTGATGGTGTTCAAGGACCAAGCGATGTAAAAAAAATGTTGCAAAGAAGATTGCAAGAAACTTTAAGAATTGCATTAGCTCCAGTTCAAATAGCTGGAATAGTTCCGCAAGATTTAAATGAAAATAATTATACAGTTAATTCAAATATCCAAGCATTGCTTGGAAATATATTAAATAGTCATTCAGGAATTCCATCTGCAGAAGATTTATATAGACAAATTAATGCTTCTGGCGGAATGATGACAATGATTGACCCTGGAGAATTTTATAAAGATAAACCAAATAAAAAAGAATTAGAAAAATTTCAAAAATATAAAGAACAAGGATTATTGGAAAATGCTTATAATGGATATGTTCCTAATTATGCGACTGCTGCAGAAGGTTCATTTGCAACTTGGAGTGATCAAGGTAGATCAATAAGAGGTACTAATTATGGAAATAAAGTATTTAAAGAAGAAAATTCAACAACAGACTTCTTTAAAGATAATGATATAAGATTTGGTAAATTTGACGAATCTAAAGGGCAACCATATAGAGATTTTAAAATTGAACAAGAATATTTGATGGGTAAAGCTTTAGAGAGAATTGGCTCTAAGATACCAGGCGTAAGATTTCCTAAAATTTTTGGCAGTTTACAAAGATCTTTAAAAGATAAAACTATAAGAAAAGAAGTTGCAAAAGGTCCATTAGCAAGTTCTTTTTTAGATAATTTAACTAAAAATTCAAAAGGCGTTAATACAATTTCACGCATACAACAATTGGAGCAAAATTTAACTTCTGCGTTAATAAAACCAATAGAAAATTATGGAATAGCTCCATACGATATATCTGGAAATCCACAAAATTATACTATAAATGACGCTTTTCAACAGGGTTTAATTTCTTTGTTTAAAGATAAAGAAGCTAGAAGAACTGTATCTAGTTTTAGAAGTCAAACAAAAGATGAAAACCCAAAATTATATAATTTATTAAAAGAAAGTTTTGAAGAAAAACGAGAAAAAAAACAAGTTAGTGTATCAAAAGAATTCTTGTCTCAAATAATTAATAATGGTGGAATTGCAACAATTTTTGATGTTGGCCAATTTGAATTTAAAAACAAAAACCAATATGAACAAGAATTGCAAAGAGCTAACATTCAAGAATCTTTAGAATCTAGATTTAAAGAAGTATCTACTTCACCTTCATTGAATTCACAAAATTATTCTCAATTAAATTATTCTCAATTAATGCGTGCAGCTCCAAAGCGCAGAGGATATTTAGCTAAAGATGGATATGTGCCTAATTTTACTGAGCTTAGTGGTTCTGGATCTGGAATGCTTTACAATGATCCAAATTATGATGTTTTAGGTTCAGGAACCTCTGGAATGTTTTTAGCTCCAAAATCTGGAGAAGGAATGGGTCAAAAAATATTCTTTAAATCTGATAGTGAAAAAGCAAAACATGAATATCATGTTAATAAATCATTAAAAGAATTTGAAAAATTAAATCCTACCTTATTTGCTAAAAATGCAATCTCATTTACTAATGTTGGAAATATTTTAACAAAAAATGGATTAATCGCAGGATTTGAAAGAGAAGTCATTAAAGACCTTGGAGTCGATGAATTTGCAACTGGAACATTTCCGAATAAAAGCAAAAATTCTGGAGATGTGAACGAAATGGCAAACTATGCATTTTTCCTTTCTGAGTTTATGTCTCAGGCTGGAGCTAAAAATGTTGTAGATGAATATCGCAAATCAAATAATGACGATTCATTTAGATTGCAAGATGTATATGCTGGAAATTTTAAAGTTAATGCTGCAATGCAAAAAGCTTTAACCGATGAAACAAACAAAAGATTTTCATTAAAAAACAAACCCAAAGATTCATATTCTGAAATAAAATCTCTAGCAGAATCAAATGGAATATCAGCTTTGAATGAAAAGTATGGAGCTATTGGCGCTAGAAATATAATGTTTGATACAATGGGTTTTTCACAAAATGCTGTTAAGACTGCATCTAGTGGTTATATACCTAACTTTGCAATTAAAGACAAGCTTAAAGCGGGACTACCAATATTAAAAGAATTAGCAGTAAATAGTATTGAAGGATTTTTGAATTTGCCAGATAAGAGTATTGATATGATTTTAGAGGCTGTTGCTAAAAGTGGACACGCTCTTGACTATTTTGTAAATGATACTTTAAATGGCGGAAACGCAGTCAAACATAAAGAATTTGTTATAAAAAAAATGCTTGAAAGGGGCTATTGGAGTGGCGATGGTATTGTTTGGAAGCATAAAGAAACTGGAAAAATAGCTTATCGTCCCAGTACTATTAATAAAATTATAAATAAAGCTGCTGATGGATATGTTCCAAATTTTTCAAAAAAAGCAGTTCAGGATGCAGTAGAAAGAGAGCAAAAACAATCTGGTTTACCATTATCTGATATTTCTGTAGTAAGAGATAGTCGAGTTATGGGGCCACAAAACCCTGGAGGTTTTGCGGTAATAAATAAACGAGATGAGCCAAATGGAAAAGTTCCAAATTTTGCAGGTAGAAGTGCTGGTGATTTATTTGAAGATTTAGGTGGTAAATTAACTCCAGAAATTACTGAAAATGTAAAAGCCACAAAAGCATTAACAGAAGTAATAAAAAAAATAACTTCTATTAATTCTTTTACTTCCTCACCTGCAAGTTCAAAGGGTTCTGGATATTTAGGCGCAGCTGCAATGTATGGATCAATATCCATTCCAACAACGACTACTACTGAGATAGAAACTAAATCAAAAAGAGGAAAACCTAAAATAGATTCAGTATCAAGTTCTTTATTGATTCCACAAGGTCAAGCTTATGATTTATCTAATACATCTGATAAAGATCACCTAAGTAAAGAAGAAAATGCAAAAAGAATTGAAGAAAGAATAAAAACAAATTCATTCTCACTTCCTCCTTCACCTATTGCTAGACAATCTCAAAATTATTCATATAGATCATTACCACCAATTGATCCTAACACTCAAAAAAGTTTTAATCCATTTTTAAAAAATAATTTTGCGAGTGAATTATTTCCTTATTCACCATCTAATGAAAAAGCGGAAGCTTTAGCGGTTAAGGCAAGAATTAAAATTCCACTTTATCGATCAAATGTTCCAGGCGTAAATAAAGATATTAATGAGTCTCGATTGGTTGGTTATTCAGAAAGAGGTCAGTCTTCAGATCCAATTACTCAATTTAAAGATTTAAAAGAATCAGTATTAAAAAGTAAAGAAAATTTTAATAAATTAGCTTCTGAAATTGCAATACTTTCAACTCAGCTACAAAAAGATGGAAAAGAAATGCATACTTTTCAAGATCAATTAGCTGCATCAACAAAATTTTTAAAAAATGTTGGGATTGACATTTCACCTAAACTTCTTAGTGACTTAACTAAAGGTACTGCTTTTGAACAAACTGAAAAACAATCAAAAAAATCTACAAATGATGCTTTGGTTCAAAGAGCTGTTTCACTTTCAGAAGTAAATCCAAATACTGAAAGAAATTTTCAAATGCAGGCTCAAGCTTTTGCTGCAGAAAGGCAGCGACAAAGATATGCACAATACGCTCAAGCTCAAACAAACGTATATGGATCATTTGCAACTCCAAATGTAGGGCCACCTACTACTCAAGACGATATTAAAAAATCTTTATATGATAGAATGAAATCGGGAGTAGGATCAATAATTGGTTCTTCAAAAGTTTTAACTGAACAAGAAAAAGCTCAAAAATTAGAAAAAGATAAATTAATAGCGCAAGAAAAAGCAAATAAATCAATGGCAGATTCTTTTGCCACAATTATGAAATGGCAAACTGGGATTGCTGCATTAACTGGTGCGGTTAGCGTACTTGGAGAAGGTGCTACAGTCGCAGCAACTTCTATTGGATCACTTTTTAATAGTGTAATTTTAGCAAAAGAAGGAATGTCTGGAGCTAAAGATATTCTTGGCAAAACTACTTATGAATATACTACAGCTTCTGGAGAAAAGAAAACTGGAGAAAGAAATAAAACATTTGGAGAATCTTTCAACGCAATAAATAAAAAAATTGACGAAGGCATGGGCACTGGTGATGGTGCGGGCACTGGATTTTTGGGAATTGTAGGTGGAATAAAAAATGCAAAAGGTGAAATAGGTACTTTTGCTAAAGCAGCAGGAATTGCAGCTTTATCATGGGGCACTGTTGCTTTTCAGGCGATTCAAAATATTGATCAAGTTTGGAAATATCTTGATAATGGAGCTGAAAAAAGCAAAAAAGCAATTGCTAAAGTCGCAGAAATGCAAGATAAATATAATATAAGTTTGGGTAGATCTCAGGAATCCGTAGCTAAAATGATTTCAGTAATTGGTGATTCTGATACTGAAGGATTGATGGGCGCATTTACTAGGGCTGGAATAATTTTTGGAAGAGAGCAGTTTGGTGGTCAAGATAAGCAAACAACTGCTTTAGCACAATTTAAATTTGGCAATGAGGGTACAAAAGTTGTCGCAGGTGAATTATCTAAAATAATGTCCGCAACAGCAAGCACTCAAATGTCAGAACAGGATAAAAAAAATCCACTTAAAGTTGCAATTGAAGCTTCTAAATTACAAGGAAATTTTTTAGAAAATATAATAAATAAATATTCAAATGATGTCGTTTCAGAAAGACAAGTTCCAATGACTGCAGAAGAATTAAAGTCTGAAACCCTTTTCGGTAAATTGGTAAAAATGCTTGCATTTGGAGCTGGACCTGGTAATGGAGCTAAACCTGCCCTACCTGGAATGAAATTAGAAGTAATCACACAAAGAGTTCTTGATGCTTCAAAAGCTGCAGAAATGCAATCCGAATTATTTGACGAACTTCAAAAACAAGCCCAGTTAGTTTTACCTAAAATAAATGAAGAAGAAAAAAGAAGAGCAAGCATATTAGGTGTATCGGTTGATACCTTGAAGGTTCAATTAGATCTATATACAAAAATCACAAAAGCAATTAATGATACAAAAACAGGTTTAGAATTTAATTTAGAAATTGAAAAAGATGATTTAGGTACAACTCAAAAAAGAAAAGATGAAATTGAATTACAATTAAAACTTCTACAAAAAGAAAAAGAAATACGTTCTCAGAAAAACGATATTGCAAGTTCGGTTTCTCAAAAAGAAATTTTTGATCGTTTAAAAGGTCAATTAGGAGGCTTAACAGAACCTCAGTATCAACAATATAGTGAAAGTTTTAAATCTATAAATCTTGGAATTCAAAAAGGAGATACATCTTCACAGTCTGCTGAAAAATTAGCTGATTTATTGACTGCTTTAGGAGTTCAATCATCTCAATTAAAACAAGAAGCTGCAGATCTTTTGAACTCTCAATTAAGTTCTATTGATATTATTGGTAATAAAGATAAGTTATTATTAAAATTAGAAACAGATAAATTACAAGTAAGTAAATTCTATAAATATGAACAAGATCAAATAAAAGAAAGATTAGAAGCTCAATTAACTGTTTCTCAAAAAAATTTAGCAGTCAGAAAAGAAGAAGCTTCAATAATTCAAAATATTAAAGATTTGCAATTTAAAACTTCAATTGCCGAACTTGGCCCAAGAACTCAGGAATTATTAACTAAACAAAGAGAGCCTGAAAATCAATTACAAAAAGATAACCAAGCATTGCAGTTCAGAAGAGAAGAGTCATTTCAATCTACAAAAAGAAATGTTATAAATTATGTAACTCAAAGTAATCCAGAAATTTTTAAAGACGAAAAAGCTGCTGCCGCTTTATATGGATCAAAAAGCTTATCTGATTTAAAAGATGCATTAATTAAAGTAAAACAATTACAAGAAGAACAAGCAAAGGTAGATCCCATAAAACTTAGTGGTGATTATTTTAGCAATGGAGTAAAAAGAGCTACTGATACTTTAGAAAGTGCATTTGATATAATTGGAAAGAAATTTGCTGAAAAATTAGGTTTACCTTCATTTGATGTCAATAAACCTGCAGAATTAAAATTAGAAAAACAATTTAATAAAGATAATTTTTTAAAGAAAGGAGAGTATTCTGATGCAGAAATGGGAATTCAATTTCCCTTAACATTATTTCCAACTGGAACTGAATCATTAAGCAATCCACTTGGTGAAAAATTTTTAAAGCCAATAAGTTTAGGTAAAACTAATTCTTCAGAATTAGTTCCATTTGATGCTAAAGATTTATTTTCAACATTAACGCCAACAAATAGTAATATACCATTTAAACAAACAGAAATAGTATTACGTTCTGTTGATTCAGCTTTAAAAACTTCTACTGGTACTGCCACTAAAACCACTGAATCTGCAAAAAAAGCAGAAGAAGCTGTACGTAAGGTTAATATTGACGAATTCTTTAAAAGTTTCTTAGAAACAATTCCAGATAAAGCTATTCGAGATGAAATTAAAGCCAAGTATGAAAATGCAATTAAAGATAGACAAACTTTTGTTAGAAGAAGTACTACATTTTCTGGTGGAATGGAAGAATCCAAACTTAAAATGGATGAAGATATTAAATATTTTAACAATACTTTAGGAAAACAAATTCCAAATGATTTTGCATCTTCAATGAAAGATGCATTAAAAGAACTTTCAAATCCAAATTCAACAGAACCTTTAAAAAATAGATTATTGGGAGTTGCTAATGCTTTTTTATTAAAGATACAAGATGCATTTATGACTCAAGCAGCTAATCAAATAACAAGTGGTATTATGGGAATTGGAGGAAAAGCTGCTGGAGGTCCAATTGTTGGAGGATCTGGAGTTAAAGACGATGTTCCAGCGATGTTAATGGGTGGTGAATATGTTATTACAAAATCGGCTGCACAAAAATATGGCCCAGAATTTTTATCTGCTTTAAATAGGGGTTCAATTAAAAAATTTGCAACAGGTGGATTTGTCGAATCAGATACAACTAAATATCAAGATACTTCAAAAATAACTCCATATGGTCAAACAAGAGATAAAGGATTATCGTTTGATGCTTCTGGCAAAGTTATTGGAATGGATAGTTATACTGGAACTGCAGATAATAAAGAAGATGCAATGAGAAAAGCTCAATCTGATTATTATTATAAAAATGCTCAAAATGGAGAGGGTGGATTTTACATGCCTGGACAAAATGGAATGGGTGCAATAATGGGGCAAAAAAATTTATTAGCATTTGCTACTCAACAATCTGCTGGTACTAAATTTGATAAATTTTCATCTGGAGCAAATTCTGCTGGAATTGATTTGGGTGCTGGTAGTGCTAATATGTCTTTGTTTGCATTAAGAAATCAAGGAAATTCTAAAAATACAGAATATTCTGAAGCAAAACAAAAAGCATTAGATTTATATCTGGGTGGAATTGACGCTTCAAAAGAAAAAGCAAATAAAGAAGAAGATATTAGAAAAGATATTGAAAAAGCAATACAAGAATATAAAACTGCAGAAAGAAAACAATATCAAAGTCTTATTAGAAATTTTGTAATATCTGCTGCTATGGCAGGAATTAGTTACGCTGGAAATAAAATGATGACAACTGGTGGTCAAGAAGCGCAAAGTGGAAAAATAGAATCCATAAATAATGAAATAGATACTAAAGGTTACTCTAATCAAGGAATTTCACAAAATGGAGAAATTTATAGCGCCTCAAATAGAGCTTCAATTGATAATACTAGAATAACAAGTGGTGAAAAATTTTTTGGATACGAAGGAAAAGGTGGATTTTTTAGAGGATCATTGTCTGGAGATAATAATAAATTTATATCTAATGGTAAAGGAATGTATTCTTGGGATGGTGGAGGTTATAGTCGAATGAATGATAATTCATTTTCAGGTAAACAGTGGGCACAAATGAATTATTCAGCAAAACCAATTCAAATAGGAGGCGAAACATATTATCCAGCCTCAATGGGAAGGCGTGCGGCAGGCGGTTATGTTCCAGGAAATGGCATGGGAGATAATGTTCCAACAATGTTAAATGGTGGAGAATTTGTGGTTTCTAAACAAGCTACGCAAAATATTGGAATAAATAAATTGCAACAAATAAATTCAGGATCAAAATCTTCTGATGTCTCAGAAGAATTACTATCTAAATTAGATGAACTTGTTGAAAAATTAAGTGCAGTTGGCACTTTAAATATAACAGTTAATTCTGATTCAAGTGGAAATCAAAAATCATCAAAAGAATCAAGTAATAATCAAGATCAGCAAACTAAAGATCTTGCTAAAAGAATTAAAGATGTAGTTTTAGGCGTTCTTAGAGAAGAAAAACGACTTGGAGGTATGTTGAGATAATGAAAGATTATACAAATCAATTTTTACTTATAAAGCCATTAGTATGGAATAATAATCAATATACTAATTCAAGTATATATTATAAAATTGATGCAATTAATAATATTTCACTTTCTAAAAATAATTCATTTTCTGAATATTATGGATTAGGAGCTGTTCAATTACCAATGAATGTAAATGCTCCTCAATCTACAGAATTATCAATTGATAGATTCTTAATGTATGATAATAATTCAATAGATTCAAGACAAGAAGATATTTTTTATAGATATAGTGGATCTAATCCATTATCAGAAGCAATTGTATATGATAATGATACGCTTTATAAAGTAAAAAATTTATATTTAATAAATTATTCTATTGGATTTTCAATTGGCGAACTTCCAAGAATTAATACAAAATTTACTTCATATGAAATTCCCGAAATAAGTAAATATAATTTAAGTGACGATTTTAAAATAAATAAATCTTTAGATTATCCAAAAGCATATATTCCAAATTTATCATCTATTACTATATTAAATAATGATGATACTCCCAATAATATAATTACTTTTGGATATAATATTTATTCATTTGAATATTCATTAGAAATAAATCGACAACCATTTTTTTCTATTGGAAGTTCTACTCCATCTGAAGTATGTGAAATTTTACCAATAAAAATAATTTTTACTATAAATTCAAAAATTAATAGTGACGAAATAACTAGAAATAAAGAAATTTTAACAAAAAAAACTCAAGAAAATTTAGAATTTAAAATAGTTATTTTAATAGATGATGAAAAAAATATTATTTTTTATATAAAAAATGCTCAATTAATAAATTCTGAAATTACATTATCTATTGAAAATACATTAGAATTAAAAAGAACTTTTATAGGATACTATGGCTTATAATAATCCGTTTTTTTATAATAAAGATTTATCAGTAGATTCAGAAAAATATTCATATACTGATGCAACTATATACAAAGCTATATATGGATCGTCTGTTTCATATGTTTCTAGATTGAATTATTTACAAACAGTAGATAATGCATTAAAAATTCTTCCATCATCTGAAAACAATTTAACAATTAAATATAATTTAAAATTTTTATTGAATGATTTAAATTCTGGAAATTTATTAAAAACTATAGAAATAGCTGGTGGATATAGATATTTAAAATTTAAAGATCCATCTAATTTTTATTTAGATATGATTGGTTTTGTTGAGGATTATTCTATTAATAAAATTTCTACAAATTTAAATGAAATATCCATATCTATATCTTCTTATGTTAAAGCTCCAATATTTAAATGGAGAACAAGCTGTTTATTAAATAACATAAGTAAAGATAATACTGAATGGAAATCAGCCACTAATTATTTAAAGGGAGATTTTGTATATAATGATTTTAAAAATTTTACGAAAAATAAAATTGATAATTTTTGGTTTGCAACTCAAGATATACCAAATACAGAATCAACATTCAATACCTCATATTGGACTAAAAATTTTAATTATGATTTAAAATTACCATTTGAATTAAATAATAGTTTTGATATATATCAATTAAATTACAAAAATTCATATATCCAAAATATAAAACATAAAGATAATTCAAATTCATTGAAACAGTTTAATGTTAAACTTACAAATATAACTGATAGAGAATGTAGATCTGTTTTATTTTTTTTAGAAAAAAAATGTGGATATAGAAGATTTATTTATGAATTTCCAATATATTTAAAAAATAAAAAAGTTTTTATATGTACTGCTTGGAATCATACTTTAAAATTTTTAAATTGTAATGATATAGATATGACATTTGTTGAAGATCCAAATCCAAATATATTTATTGATAATAGTAATGTTAATAATCCGCAGTATTATGTAATATAATATATGGCTTACGCAGATTTAATATGTAGTATTGATTTATCTGGTTCTTTATTTAGAACAGATACAAATCAAACTTGTTTTTATAAAATAGGTTGTGCTAATTATTATGATTGCGACGATGGATTAGGAGGCACATTTTGCGATAATCTTTATTTATATTATGGTCAGTGTATCGCATTAGAATGTGGATCTGATATAGTAGGAAATTATTGTATTCAAATTGATGCATATGAATCTTATATATACTGCGCATATGCATACGTTGCTTATGATTATGGCACACTTGTAAATTGTTGCAATCTTTACTTATACATTAGAAGTGATCTATTTAAAAGTCAATGTATTTTAAGTTATTCTTGTGGCTTTTTTAATGCAGCAGTATTACCAACATATCAATGTATAAATTATATATATAATGATAATGATGTCATCAATATATATAATGATTTATATAATGACTACAGATGCAGATTTACTTATTATTACGTATGCGCATCTAATGAATTTTGTTTTCAATCTTGCATGTTATCGCTAACTGGCGAAGCTATTATTGCTAATATTTCTTGTATAGATTTATGCATACCAGAATTATGTACAACTTTAGCAAATGGATGTTTATATTGTTTTTCCGATAATACTTGCGCTTCTATATACTGTTGTTCAGATTATAATTTTTGTGAAATTGGAAATTTTGAATTTGTTTCTGATGGTCAAGGTTCATATAAAATAAAAAATACTTTACTATATCCAACAAAAAATGTAATAATCGATTGGGATTTTAGTAAAAGTACAAAAAATAAATATTTTAATTCCACAATAAATTCTTCTGGTCAAAATATTTTTATTTGCTTAAACAAATTAGAAAATTCTTTTTATGAAGTAAATACTACAGATAATTCTACAGTATTTTTGTATGAAGCTTATAATAATTGTTCAATTATATTTAATCAAATACAAAAATCTTTAATTTATTTTAGAAATATTGGAGCATGTAATTTAAATTTGTGTTTAACAAACACAGGTGAATATTTGGAGTTTGATAAATTAACAACATTAAATTGTTATAATTTTAAAAATATAACCTTAAAGCCAAAAGATTCTATATTTTTAACTTTAAATTCTTCTTTAGATGGATCTAAATATTATGCTACAACATCTTTTCCATATGGATTTTTTTATGAATTTAAAAATATAGAAACAGTAAATCCATATGGAGCATATCCATCTTGTTGTTTTATTAATCAAGATAATTCGTGCATTAAATTATATGCATATAATAATATTCATTCTGGAGTTTTATGCTTTTGTCAAACTGGATATTTTTTATGTTATAAAAAATTTGCATCAATGGGTGAAAATTTAATTGTTGATACAAATGTAGATTTAGAAATTTCATTTTCAAAGCGAGTATGCGATTCTCCAGATTTAGATATAACTTATACAATTGAAAATAAAAATTATTGCTCTATATTTGAAAATAATTTTATAAAAAATAATTTAATTATTAATTGTATATCACTTTTTGATTCAAATACAAATGAAATAGTATTAAATAATTTAGATTTATATTGCTTAAATATTAATTCTGATAAATGTATAAAAATTATCTATGATATAGATATTTACAATTCTTGTACTTCATCTTTATATTATATTGATTGTTATTCTGGTAATCCAAATTATGATTTATGTATAATATCAACTGATAAATTTAATAAAACTAAAATTTTTTTCAAAAGATGTATATTAAATAATAATGGAATTTTTTATTTAGAAGATAATATTAATTCTAGAGTTTGCATAAATTTAATAGAAAATTCATCTATTAAAGATTTAAAAAATTCAATAGTAAATAGAAATAATTTATTTTTACCTGATACGTGTCAATTTAATTATAATTATAATTTTTATTTAAAAGATTATCACGACATTGATAAATCATTAAGTGGAAGTTGGATAAATGAAAATAATCAATCATATTGTACTAGTGGATTTGTAAACTGTTCTTTTATTATTGACTCTTGTTCAGATATTTTTAATTGTAATTTTACTGGTTTATACGAAATAAATATAAATATAGATGAAAGTAGAAAAAATACAAATTTAATATTAAATAAAAATAATTCAAATATTAGTGAAGATTTTTGTTTATTTTCACCAAAAATTAAAAAATGTTTTAATTTTTGTGGACTTGATTTTTGTTATAATTATTTTGATTGTATAGTTTATCAAAATAATTTTTATGAAATTAATAATTCAAATATAGATATGACTTTTGAAGTAACTGGAAAATGTCTTACTTTTAATTTTCCAATAAATGCAATCAATGCTGATAAAATAAATATTAATACTCAATATGAAATCTTTAATAATATAAATTATATAAATACAAATATGTCATATAGTGGATTGTTATTAAATTGCGATACTATAGAAAATTCAAATAATAAAATATTAAAAATTCCTATACTGCGTTGCTGTGATTTAAGTTGTTTTGAATATCCAAGTTTATCTTTAAGTATTTTTAATAATAAAATAATTCAAAAAAATATTAATTTTAGTATTAACATTTTTAACAAATTCATTGATAATGATGATTATTGTTTAAATACTTTTTTATTATTTATATCTTCTTATCTAAATAATGGAATTGCATCTCAATTAAGTGTGGAAGATTTATGTTGTAATTATGGTTATAATTCAAGTAATTATAATTTTTTAATGATGGATTTAAGGAATGAATTTATTGATAATAATTTTATAATTCCTAGTGGACAATATCTTTTATTTGATGAAAGAATATCTTTTTCAGATGTTACAAATTGTTTATTAATTCCATATAAAAATATAACTGGAAATGGTTATAATTACATTATTCCAATAAATAATTTATTATCTTATTGTGATTCATATTATACTGGAATTGAAAATATTACTATTCAAT